GATCTCGTTGCTAGCTCCCATCATTGAACTTAAAGAGCTTAATACATTCTCGTTAGGATCAGTTTTTTCTATGCCTCTTAAGGCATTAGCAGTAACATCTACCGCCCCACTAACTTTGTATACATTATCTTGTATACCATCAGCTAACATATCCATTAGGTTTGGCATCCACCTATCAGCATATTTTCCTGGTCCTTCTTTAGCGGGAGAGTTAAACTGTAACTTGCTTGATATAGCACCTATAACACTATTAGTTGCATCTTTTACTTTTCCTATCATAGACTTGATCCCGTCTACAATATTGCCAATTAGGTTTTTACCCCAATTGAATGCATCTCTAATTGTTTCATCTACGAATTGTTTAGCTATGTTAAATGGGGATTTTATAGCTTCAACTAATGCTGAAGATTTACTAGATATTCCCGTTTTAATTTCATCCCACTTATCTAATATATACTTTTTAATGTTATCCCATAATTCTTTTAACTTTGTCCAAGACTGCTCAATAGGATCTATTATGTTTTTCTTTACTCCGTCCCATATAGTCTTGGCTGTATTTTTTATAGGGTTCCATATTGTATCTATAAGGAAAGTTTTAAGATTGTTCCAAATCTCTTCTGTTTTCTTCTTTATATTATTCCAAGTTTCTTCATCTTTCTTTCGTATTTCTTCTTGATTTTTAGAGAAGAAACCTTTAATTTTATCCCATGTATTAGAGAAGAAAGTTGCTATTCCATTCCATATTTCTTCTGCCTTTTTCTTTATATCTTCCCAGTTTTTAATTAAACTTAATCCTGCACCAACTAATCCAGCTATAGCTAATATGATAACTTGTACCGGAAATGCCATTGCTGCTATAACACCTGTAAAAGCTAATCCCAAGACCATCCACGCTTTCATAATTCCTTGATTTTCCTGAATCCAATTCCCAAACTTGACTAATAATTCATTTATTATATCTAAAGCGAATATAATTCCTTCACCAACCCATTCACCAATTGGTTTTAAGAAATTATCAAATAGCCATGCCCCTAAAGGTTTGAGAACTTCTATAACATTATTTAAAATCTTAATTGAGTGTGCTAATATATCTAAAAATTTAGGAATGACATCCTCAATCGTCCAACCTGCAAGCGGGAGAAGTGCATTCTTCCAAAGCCATACCAATCCATCTCCTATATTTTGAGACAAAGGCTTCAATGCCTCCAATAACTTACTTATAGATTCCAACAAAGGACTGAAATCTAATGTCTTAGCCCATTCAGCAGTAGCCCCAGTGATTTGTTCAATGGTTCTTAGTATGATGTTGAATATATCAAACATACTCTGAATAATCCTTGTACCTACTTCATTTTCATCCCAAGCATTTTTAAAAGCTGTAGCAAGATTACCTACTACTTCAAATATATTCTGCAATATTCTTAATAGAGATTCTAAAATATCTTGCCCACTTCCATTTGTCCAAACTTCTTTAAAACTTTTACCTATGGATTCTATTAATTCTTTCATACTATTTAAAGCACCTTTAGCTGCATTAATAGTATTTTGACCTTCATTTTCCCAGGCATCTTTAAAAGGTTGAAATAGTTCTGCTAATAGTTTTTGTAATCTAGTTATAGGCCCTTCATCTATTTGAGTAAGGTCAGGCATTTCCAATTCATGGCCACCACCTCCACCGCCCGAATCATCACTATCTTTCGACATACTTAGGGGGTTGATTTCATCAAACCCAGCCAATGCTCCTTTAGCTTCTTTACCAGCCTTTTTGGCAGCACCTCCATAACCTTTCATTTCTTTTTTAGCAGTTTCAATGCCTTTTGCAGCTTTAAAACTTTGAGAATATGTCTTACCAAATAAAGCAGATGTAAAACTTGCTATATATCCAGTCAAAGTTGCTAATGCCCTCATTAATGTTTGAATGGCTGGTAATATAAACTCATATATCGGTTGAAAAGCCACCTTTAGATTGGTTTTAATAGTATTAAGTGAGTTCACAAATTGCTTATTAGTACTCAAAGCTCCATTCATATAATTAATAAGCCCTCTAATCATTTTATAGATTAAATTAAAAATGAAGATTCTTTTTAGAATCCTCATAAATGATTTATTTAACATATTTGCAAACCCTGCGATCCTACCTGTAGATCGTTGAGCGGTGTCTCCAGTACTTTTAAATTTATCTTTTATCTGTTGCAGCTTATCTTTAAGACTATCAAAATTTCTAGTAGATTTCTTTGTAGATTCAGATGTCCCCCCCATAGCATTATCCATTTCGTGAATAATCCCTACAGTTTTATCTGATGTTTCTATTAATCTTTGTAGTTTGTTTTCAGTACTTAATATCTGTTCTTGTAGTCTTATAGCCTTTGGACTATCAGCATTTATCCCACTCATTCGCCCATACTTCTCTCTTAGGCCATTTAATTTCTTTTGCTGTACTTCAGCTTGCGCATTTACAATATCTAGTTTTTTAAGTAAACTATCATATTTAGATTTCATCTTTTCAATATTTTGAGAGTTGGAAGTACTCATATTATCTGATGTTTTTCTAAATTGATTTAATCTACTTGTAGCTTTACTGATACCTTCTTGTAAACCTTCTGTTTTAGCTGTTATGAGTACTCTTAATTCCTCTATTGTCAAAGCTTCTCACCTCTTTTCTTTTTTAGGTAAGCATTATATTGATTAACTCTATCTTTCATTATTTGCCAGTCTTGTTGTTTCTCCGGAACTTCTTCTTTAAATAGTCCAGGAAAAGCATCTTTTAGCTTTGGATATTTCTTAGGTTCATTTACTGCTAATCCTATTAAAGAACCTAATTGATGTATCATTTTAGCTTGAAATTTTAAATCTTTTAATTGTATATTACTGTTGCTTTCAATGGTTGATTTTATTTCTATATAGGTCATATCCCAAAACCTAACTGCATCTATACCGTTTTCTAATGCATGTGGATATAGTTCTTCAAATAACTCTGTACAAGTGTTTATTCGTTTTCTTGTTCTTGTTGCTCCTTGAGCTTGGATTTCCCCTCCTCTATCTGTTCCTTCTTGAAAAAACCACTCACCTCAAATACATCCATAATAACTTCTATTAAATCTTCAAAGGTTTTTCCATCATCTATATATTCATCATAAATTCCATAAGTATCTACCAACTTAATTTCATGGTGGAACTTTTGTAAAGAACCATGTAAAACCATCATTAATTCACCTATAGATGGGATTGCTCCTTCTTTCATAAATATATCTAATACATTACCATTTATCTTTTTTTCTATATTAACTATCTCAGCCGTTGCTAATCTTAACTTGTATTCCTTGTCTCCCACTCTTAACTCTGTATATCTCACTTTATTACCTCCCAATTTTTAATATGAAAAAGCAACCTCCGAAGAAGTTGCTTTATAATTATATATTTATTTTAGTTTTACTATTTCAGATGTCTTCGCTGCAAAGCCTGTTCCGCTGCTAACTTTTAATGAATAAGATTCTATGTCTTCTGGAACTTCAAACACAAACACTCCAGTTCTGCTCATACCAGGATTACATGATTCTAAAAATAGATACTTATCTCCTAATATCATCATTAAATCAGCACTTGTTAATGTTTCAAACTCTCGGTCCTGATCATCTATAATTTTAAATTGTGTTGATGAGAATGTCCTAGATTCTTTATCATTGTTTGTTAGTTTTGCTGTTACTGTTATAAATTTGCCTTCTGTGGTTACATTTTTTATAAATTGATTGTCACTTTTAAACTCTTTCTTTTCTTCCACATCCTCTACAACTACTCCTAGATTACCTGATACAAAAGAATCTCCTATAGTATATACTACCTCTTTTTGTTCTAATTCTTCCTTATTGCTATCTTGTGCAACAACAGTTTTATCTGCTTCCAAGTTCTTATCGTCCCCATTAGATCCTAATGCTCCAATCCCTATAATTATAACTATCATCCAGAACCACCATCTTTTAAATAAAGGCTTTTTCTGTTTCTTTTCTCTCATACAAGTTCCTCCCCCTGTTAGTATTATATGGTAATTAAATGATACTACACACAAGAGAAGTTTACAAGCTTTTCTAAGCTGGATTTACATCTGTTATATCAGATTGTAAAAACATACTAGCAGTAAATGTTTTAGCAACATTTACTCCACCACCACCGACTTTAACACTTACGAAAGCTTCAAAAGTGTGTCCAGAACCATCTGGGTATTCTATTTTATAGGTACACTTTTTATTTGCATCTTGCAACCCTTTTAGTATTCTATAATTAGATTCAGCGGTCGCATTATCAAATAAGAATATAAAATCTAAGTCTCCTAAGTCAGAAATTCCTGGGATATATTTCTTATTTTTATCAGATAATGTTGTTACTTCTATTTTCTCTGGATCTCCACCTATCTCTGGAACTTCCATTAAATAATCAAGCAACTTATATTCTGCTATATCATCTTTATACGATAGGGTAGTTTCATTAAAGCTTGTTCCTGCATGTCTTTGTAAATTCATTTTAAATTTCATCTTATTACCTCCTCTATTGATATACTAATAAATTTCTACTATCAACCTTACCTTTAAATCTCATACTTTTATGTTTAATCTTAGGATCTGGTATATCCCTCATAAAATCTCTTTTAAATCCTATAGAGTTCATTTTCTCATTAACTTGTTGAGCTAATGATCCCGTACTTCTGTTATTCCAAATATCTATTTGTATAACTATTTCTGTAAATACTTCTGTTTTAAGTTTGTATGGGTCTCCACTATATGCTTCATAAAATGAGATTTGAGGGAGAACATTAAAGTCTTCAGGATAACCATCTGATACAGAATCCTCACCCACAATAGATTCTAACAAGGTGTTTATTTGTGGTTTTACGTCATACATATCTAATCACCCTTCTTTATTTCCATACTTATAGCTGCTTTAATGGTATTTTTAATATATTCCTCATTTTGTTTCATAGCTGGATACATATAAGGTTGAGCTGCCATACCAGACCAATCTTCCTTATATGATATATCCATTTCTGATTTAGATTCTATGTCAGATTCCATTCCTCTTTGACCCGTTCCAAATTCAACATATATATTGTGGCCGGCTGTACTACTTACAATTCCTGTTACCTCATTTTTACCCATCACTATTTCAGAAATAATTAAATTTCTTAGTTGTCCCTTATCTTCTGGTGCTAAGTCTTTGGCATCTCCTTGTACTTTCTTGGTAGCATCTGCCACCCCTTTTACTATTCCATCATTGATATTGCCACCTAAGCTATTTAACTTTTTTAATAGGCTATCTAGCCCTTCTACTGTCATTTATACCCTCTCCAAGTCTGCTACTAAGTGACCATTCCAAGGTCTAATGGCAACTATTTTATAATCAGGCTCCTGCTCTGTTCCCCTATACACACATACTCCATAC